CCGTTGACCGACGAACTGCTCGACGCCGCCGAGAACCTTGACCGCGCTTGGATCCGCTTGCAGTCGGCACGTCGCGGTGTGCGGACCGCCTGTCGCGCGGCTGGCTGGACGCCCGCTCAGGCCGCGGCACTGCTCTCTGGCCGGACCACCGCGGAGCGGGTGACGACGCCGTGAGGGGGCCGCCCTGAAGCCCTCTGGCACCCACCCAGGGATCCCTCGCCCCACGGGCCTCGACCGCCATGGTTATGCCGGAAAGAACCGCGATGCTCGGGGAGCGCCGTCGGAATCCCGGATCAGCGCCCAGTATCCGCAGTTCACAGCGTCGAGCACCGATCCGGCGGCCCGTCGTACCGCATCGCCTAAGCAACCGTTAGAAGAGAGGAATTGGAAGTTGACCAGGAAACGCATTCCACCTGCCCCACCGGGCGTCGGCCTGGCCGGCGCTGAACTCTGGCAGTCGGTTCTGAGCACCTTTGTGCTGGACTCGGAACCGCACAAATTGGCCATCCTCGCCCAGGCCTGCAAAGTCGCCAGCACCATCGAGCAGCTCGAGGCCGCTCAGGTTGGCGAGCCGCTGACCGTGCTGGGATCCGCTAGGCAGCAGGTCATTTCGCCCCTGATCGACCAGGCACGCCAGCAGCGCGCCCTGCTGGCTTCTCTGCTGGGCAAGCTCGGTCTACCCGACGACTACGAGGACGAGGAGGCTGCAGCCGCCGCAGAGGCCCGAGTCCGCAGGGCGAAGAAGGCGGCCGCGGCCCGGTGGGGGAGCCGGTACGGCGGTGGTCTCGCATGACGTACCGCCGACAGCAGCGCCGCCGGATCGACCGATACGACCCGAAGCACGTCTGGAAGAAACTGCCCCACACTCTCAAGACCTTCGACAGCTTCTACTACGTCAGCGGACCGGGTAACAGTGGTGCGGCGGAGGGCTTGAGCGACTACCTCAACGAGCTTGCGGACTTCCTGCGCATCGAGTTCGGCGCTGACCCCAATGCGCCGGAGCCGGCGGACGTGATGGCAGTGGGCGGCCTGACCGTCAACAAGTGGTACGACCGGATGCTTCGCCGCGCCCCGGCCGTCTGGCCGCCGATCTGAGAGCTTGGCGGCCCACTGGCGCACCGCACCGCCGGGAAGGGTCAACCCGGTCACGGTCGCTGCCTCGCCGCCGAGGGCGGAGCCGGGTGGTGTGCAAGGAACGCCACCCGGCTCCGCTGCATCGGTAGACCCTGTTTTCCCACTTTGGTCGGTGCTGTGAATTACAGTCTGGCCGCAGTATTGGGGTGTCTTTACGGGGGAGGTTTTTCGATGGAATTCAGCGACGGCGTTGCCAATCTGGCCAAGCGCATCCGGGATATGGCTTCGGTGATCGAGACCGAGGAAGCCACGAAGAATGCGCTCATCATGCCGTTCATTCGCGACGTGCTGGGCTATGACGTGTTCAACCCAGCCGAGGTCATCCCCGAATTCACCGCTGATGTTGGAGTGAAGCGCGGCGAGAAGGTCGACTACGCCGTGATGAAGGACGGCAAGGTCCAGATCCTCATCGAATGCAAGAAGATCGGCGATCTTCTCGATCTCAAATACGCCTCTCAGCTGTTCCGGTATTTCGCGGTGACCGAGGCCCGGATCGCGATCCTGACCAACGGGCAGGAGTACCACATATTCACCGATGCGGACCTGCCGAATCGGATGGACGAGAAGCCCTTCCTGGTGTTCGACCTTCTCGACATCGACCGTGGGTTACTGCCTGAGATTCAGAAGCTGTCGAAGGACTCGTTCGATCTTGAGTCGGTGGTCAGCGCCGCCGAGGAGCTGAAGTTCATCTCCGGTATCCGCAAGATCATCGCCGGCGAGGCGAAAGAACCTTCCGATGAGTGGGTCCGGTTCTTCGTGAACAAGCTCTACGAGGGCAGGACTACTCAGCGGGTCGTCGAGCAGTTCCGGCCCTTGGTGACAAAGGCGCTGAACCAGTACATAGGCGATCAGGTGAACAGCCGCCTGAAGACCGCCCTGGACGACGAGGGTGTCCCGATCCCTGCGGCCCCCGCGGGTGGCCCTGCCGCCCCGGTGTCCGGTGACGGTGCTGCGCCTGTCGTGGCCGACTCCGGGGGCACGGCTGAGCCTGGCGTGGTGACCACCGATGAGGAGCTGGAGGGCTTCAACATCGTGAGGGCCATCGCCGCCTCGGAGGTCGACCCCGAGCGCGTGGTGTACCGCGACGGCAAGGTGTACTTCGCGGTTCTGCTCGACGACAACAACCGCAAGCCGATCATCCGGTTGCACTTGAACTCGAAAACGAAGAAGTACGTCACCACGTTCGAGAGCGGCAAGGACGGCACCCGCCGGGATATCGGGTCGGTGGTCGACATCTACCGGGTGGCCGGGGACGCGATCCGGGCCGTGCTGAAGCAGTACGAGGGCGGGAAGGTCTCGACCGCTGCCGAGCCGGGCTAGCCAGATTTTCGCCGAGCCGCCGCGCTGAGAAACGCGAGCGGCCCGCCCCGACGGATCGGTAGCGGGCCGCTGCTATCGATGGCGGGTTACTGGAACGGTGGCGCGTCCCCCGTCAGCCGGTCCAGCTCGACCGCCGCGTCCTGAAGCGCCCGCGCCAACTCCCGTGCCTGGGCCGCCGACAACTCCTCGGTGACAGTGCGATCGACGCCTATCGACCACTCGACGACCCCGTCATCCCACTGAAACCCGCCCACGCGGACACCGTGACCGATGGTCGGCCCATCGAGGAGCCGCCACCACTCCTCACCGGTGGGCATCCAGTCATCGACAGTCCGCGCCCCGGCCGGCGCCGGGATATGGACGAAGCGGCCCTGCGCCGCCTCGATCTCGGCCTCGCGGGCCGCCTCGGCTGCCTCCAGTTTGGCAATCCGCGCTTCGTCAAGCGGACGCGCGAACCGTCCGATGAGCTCGCACATGGCGTTGATGTCGGCCGGGGTCAGATCGGCGGGGTCGATTGCGTTCAGGTGGCGACGGAACCCAGATCGAGTTTCAGTGGCGTCGTGGATGGTGGCCCCGATGAGCCGGTCGAGGTCCGCGTCGGGGATCGTCCCGGCAGTGAGCGGGCCGGTGGAGTCGATGCTGTAGTCGGTCATGGGTAAAGCCCCTTGTTCTCTTGATAATGGTTAAGCCGTTCACCCGCCAGGGTGACCTGCTGAACTATACTCTAGACCGTGAGCACCGCCACCGAACAGAAACCGCTGCGTGCGGGCTGCTACTTGCGGATCAGTAACGACCCCGATGACAAGCGTGAGGGAGTGGACCGACAGCGCGAGGACACAGCGACTTTGTGCGAGGTCAAGGGTTGGACCGTGGCGGGTTGCTACGTCGACAACGACCGGTCAGCCTCCAGTGGCAAGGAGCGCCCCGAGTGGGACCGGCTGCTTGCCGACGTGAAGGCCGGGAGGATTGACGCCATCGCCGCGTGGGACCAGGACCGCGGTTGGCGCATGATGCGCGACTTGGAAGCCCTGCGGAAATTCTTCTCGGGCCTCGGCCGTCAGGTTCCGCTGGCAACGACCGGTCAGGGTGATATCGACCTCTACAGCCCCACCGGGGTAATGATGGCTCAGGTCAAGACCGCAGTCTCCGAGCATGAAGTCGCCATGATGAGCGTCCGCATACGCCGAGCTGCGCGCCAGAAGGCAGAGCAGGGCCGCCCCGCGTGGAAAGTCGCATTCGGCTACCTGCCTGAGACCCGTCGCGGAGCCGCCGACGACGGCACGCGCCAACTCGACCCCGTTGCCGCCCCGCTAGTCCGCGACGCTTACCGCGCCGTGCTGGCCGGGGCGTCGCTGAAAGACGTAGCTGCCATGTGGAACGAGGCCGGGGCGCTCACTGTGAAGGGCAAACCTTGGACAACCTCGGCGGTGTCGACGGTGTTGCGTCACCCTCGGAATGCCGGCCTGCGCACGCACTACGAAATGGCCTCTGGTGCGCCCCGCAAGGCGCACAAGATTGTGGGCCGGGGTACTTGGCCGCCGTTGGTCGATGAGGCGCTGTGGAAGGCAGTGCAGTCGGTTCTCGACACCCGCCCCGATGGCGGCAGGGGTCAGCGCCGTTCGGTGCGCCGGTATCTGCTGACCGGGCTGCTCATCTGCGGACGCCCCGACTGCGGGGCACCGATGGGCGGCCAGCGCACGACCACTGGACAGGTGAGCTATGTCTGCACCACCTGCTACAAGGTGGGCGTCAGAGCCGAGTACGTCGAGCCGCTGCTCTACGAACTGATCGGGAAGCGGCTGGCGAGGTCGGATGCGGTTGACCTGCTGAAGAAGCAGGAACATGATGCCGACGAGGCCGAGGCTATCCGCGATGAGAAGGCGACTCTGTACGGCAGGCTGGACGAACTGGCGGTGGAGCGGGCGCAAGGGCTGATGACTGGGAGACAGCTGCAAATCGCCTCCGAGGTCATCCAGCAGCAGATCGACGCCCTGGAGCGCAAAGAGCAGGACCACGAGCGGCTGCGGGTTTTCGACGGCATCCCGTTGGGCACCGAGCAGGCCGTCGAGGCGGTCAAGCGGTTGACGCCGGATAGGTTTCGGGCCGTCCTATCGGTGCTGTGCAAGGTGACCATCGAGCCGGTGGGCAAGGTGGGTCACGTGTTCAACCCCGAGCGGGTGAAGGTAGACCCGCTGTGAACGTGACCGAGGTCAGGCTGTTTGACGAGGCCGGCAAACTGAAGCACGTATTCCGCTGGGAGCCGGCAGGCGACCGGACGATGCTGAAACTCTCGCCCGCTGGCGGCCACTTACGTATCGCCGGTACGGAAACTGTTGCCTTCGATGGGTTTTGGTATCTAGTGCCCAAACCGCAGAGCGGCAAGAGCAAACGCCACACCGAGGCCGAGGCGGTAGCCAACGGCGGGGTTGCCCGCAAGCCCCTGCAGGCGCCCTATCCGCTGACCTACGACCACGAGGGCCGTCCGCACGTGGTCAAGATCGGCGGCCGGGACCTGCGGTGGGACAAGGTTGTTGCGAGGCTCGACGCCGTGGCCGCCGATGCGACCGGGCCGGGACCGGTGGACATGCCTGTCGCGACATTCATGCGGAGTGTCTAAACGGTTCGTCGGCTAGTAGCGCTAGTCTTGCAACCGCGGGACCTCATGAGCCCGTAGCAGCGCTACCAGCGCCAGCTTCTCGGAACCACCGTAAAACGTGGTTCACCTCGCGCACCTAGAGGTGAGAAGCATGGCCGATAGCTGGCAAGCCAAACGGGCACGTATCGCCCGACTGTCGCAAGACCTGCCACCAGATCACCCGCAGCTTGTCGAGCTGAAGCGGGAACTGAAAACCCAACGCACGCAGCAGTACATCGAGAAAGTCATCGACGCCTGGCCGCCGTTGACCGATCAGCAGCGCACCGCCCTGGCCGAACTGCTCAAGCCCGTTCAGGTCGGCGGTGCCTGATGCCGCATA